ATAAAAAGAGATATTTGCATTTAAACCCATATTTAATGTCGTATAAACAATTTCCTGCACAAAAGAAAGCTATGTCAATGAAGACAAAAGCTTGGATGAAAGCCTGTATAGATGGTGCCGAAGCAATGGCAATCTATAGGGATGAAGGAATAAGGAAGTCATATAAGACAAAGAAAATTAATTATAACTTATACTCAGACATTCTTGATCAAGATGATGTCAAAAAGATTGTTGATCCATTAGGATTAGACAACTCTTACACTCCTGCTAAGATGCAGAACTATCCTATTATTAATCCAAAAGTTGATTTACTATGGGGTGAAGAAACTAAAAGAAGATTTGATTGGAGACTTAGAACTATTAATGATGATGCTATATCAGAAAAAGAAACTGATTTAAACGAACAGCTTACACAGTTAATAGTAGAACAAATGAAATCTGAAGCTACTAGTGAAGAAGACCTTCAGAAGAGATTATCAGAATTTGAACATTATAGAAATTATACTTACCAAGATAAAAGAGAAGAGGCTGGTACTTGGATACTAAAACATCTTTGGGAAGAACAGGGTATGAAAATGAAACTTGATAAAGGTTTCAAAGATGCTCTTATTGCAGGTGAAGAAATATATCAATGGGATATAGTTGCAGGACAACCTGTATTATTAAAACATAATCCTCTTAACGTACATACGGTACGTAGTGGAGAATCTCCTTATATAGAGGATGCTGAGATTATAGTAATTGATAGCTACTATGCTCCAGGTAAAATAATAGATGAATACAACGAATACTTAACTCCTAGTGAAATAGACCAAATTGAAAAAAGGTCTTTAAATTCTACAGGTTTAGGTGAAAGCTCTTATCCAGATGCAACAATGGATCGTAGAGATATGGTTGATAACACTATTGATACTGCTATATTTGAAACAAATCTTAATGAGCATTCTGCTCCATTTGATTCTAATGGTAATGTAAGAGTTACTAAAGTATATTGGAAATCAATGCGTAAGATGCAAAAGGTAAAGTATTATGATGAGTTTGGTGATGAACAATCAGAACTTATGCCTGAACAGTATGTTGTAGATAAAGACAAAGGTGAGGAGTCTAAAGTTATTTGGATTAGTGAATGGTGGGAAGGACATAAAATAGCTTCTGGTAATTTATCAGAAGATGGTATATATGTAAAGATGCAGGTTAGACCTGTACAATACAGAAGAATGGAAAACCCATCTCTTTGTTATCCTGGAATAATAGGTACAATATATAATACTAATGATAATGTAGCAATGTCATTCTATGACAGAATGAAGCCTTATCAATATATGTATAATGCATTAATGTATAATGTAGAATTAGCATTATCTACTAACTGGGGAAAAATACTTAAACTAGATGTTACTCAAGTTCCTGATGGATGGGATGTAGAGAAGTGGATGAGTTATGCTAAGTATTTAAAAATTGCCCCTATTGATCCATTTAAAGAAGGGAAGAAAGGTGCAGCATTAGGAAAGATAAGTGGAAACTTACAATCTAGTAATGCAAATCCTGTTATTGATATGTCTCAAGGTAATGCTATACAGCTTTACATTATGATGATGGAGCATATTAAACAAGAAGTTGGAGAAATAGTTGGTGTATCTAAAGCTAGAGAAGGTTCTATATCTCCTAGTTCTACATCTGGTAATGTACAAAGAGAGGTTGTTCAATCATCTCATATTACAGAATACTATTTTGCTGAACATGCTGACGTAAAGAAAAGAGTTTTAGCAACTGGATTAGAAACAGCTAAACTTGCTTGGGGAGAATCTAAAACTAAGAAGTTACAGTTTGTTACAAATGATATGGCAACAAAAATGATATCTGTGGATATGGAAGATATTCGTAGTATTGATTTTGATATGCATATTAGTAATTCTAGAGATGATCAAGAATTATTAGAGAATATGAAACAACTTGCTCACGCAGGAATACAAAATGATAAGATTACATTTAGTGAACTTATGGATATTTATAACTCTGATTCATTATCTGCAATTAGAAGAAAGATAGAAAAGGGTGAAGCTAACAAAACAGAAAGAGATCAGAAGCAGGCTGAACAAGCTGAAAGAATGCAGTCTGAACAAATACAAGCTGCAGCTCAAGAGAAAGAGAAAGAAAGAGCTCATGATTTTGATTTAGAAGTATTGAAAGGTCAAAATGCTGTTACATTAGAACAACTTAAAGCACAACTTAAAACTGTTGAAAAAGGTTTCGATGGAGATAAAGATGGAATCAGGGATGATGTAGAGATAGTTAAAACTCAGATGCAAAAAGATGCAGAATCTTTAGAGAATGAAAAAGCTCGTAATCATGAGGCATCAGAAAATGCAAAAGATAGGTATAATAAAAAAGAATTAGAAAGAATAAAGTTAAAAAACAAAGCTAAACCTAAATAGGCTATAGGAGATATTATAAATAATATATATAGCTATTTGAAGTATTGCTTTTATTAATAATAATTACGTAAAATTGTATAAGAGATGAAGAAAGGAGAAGACAGTCTATTCGGTGGGGTAAGTTTAGATGGTGGTAGTAAAGGTCCCGATGATGTTAAAAATGAGGTAGATGAATCATTTTTTACAGAAGAACCAACAGAAACTGGAGAAACTACAGAAGATCCTGTGGTAGAACCAACAGATACAGATACAGATGGGGGAACGCCTTCAGATGAACCAGGAGTAGATACTTCTGAATTTGAAAAAGATGTAGACACAATAAAGGATATTACTTCAAGTAGTGATCCCTCAGCAGACAATTCTTCTTCTCCGTTACAACTTGTAGCTTCAACTCTCCTTGCTGAGGGGCTCATTACTCTTGATGATGATGCTAAAGTTGAAAATGCAAAAGACCTTATAGAAGGTTGGAGAAAGAAAATGTCAGAAAGTGAATATTCAGATCTTACTGAATCACAGAAGACTTATCTTGATGGATTAAGAAATGGGATTCCTGAAGAAGATATAAAGCAAAACTTTACTAACATTAAAGCTTTAGATAGTCTTCCAGATGGTGCAATTGATGCAGATGAGAATTTGAGAAAAACATTAATCACTGAAAACTGGATAGCAAAAGGATTATCAAAAGAAGAAGCTGAGAAAATGACTTCTAGAAGTATTGACTTAGGTGAAGATATAGATGATGCTAAATCAGCATTTACTTCTTTAAGAGAGATAGAGACTAATAGAGTAGCTAAAGAATTAGAATCTATTAAGAAACAAAAAGAAGAAGATGATAAAAAGAATGCTGAAAAGTTATCAGCGTTAAAAGAAAATATTTTAAACAAGGAAGAATTTATTCCTAACATTAAAATAAACTCTACAACTAAAGAAAAGATATTTAACAATATGACTAAGGTTGTAGGTTATGATGATAAAGGTAATGGTATAAATGCTCTTACTCAAGCTAGATTAAAAGATCCGGAAAAGTTTGAGATGATGGAATCATATTTTTATACTATAACAAAAGGATTTACAGATTTTAGTAAATTAACTAATTCAGCTAAAACATCAGCTGTTGAAGAATTAGATAGTAAATTAAAAAGTAATCAATCTGGTGGTGGAATACCAAAAGAAATACGAAGTTCATCAGCTAATGGATTAGCTGCAGCTTTAAAAAATTATAAAAGTTAAAAAATTACAAACTCAATAAATAAATAAATAATGGCAAAAATAAGTGAATTACAAATGACAGATGCAACTTCTTGGAAGGGGTTGACAACTGAGAATCACTTGGGAGCTATCTGGGCATTAAGTCCACAGAAAGCTAACGATATTGTTACTAAAATTCAACAAAACTATTTTGGTAATGATATAGATTCAATTTTAAATAAATTCCCTGTGAAGGAATTTGAAGATGATAGGGATTATTACTGGGAACTAGAATCTCAATTAATTGATAACTTACCTGTAGTAGAAGTACGAGTAGATGGTACAGCTGTTACTGCAGCATCTCAAGCTGGTATTGGGTTCTCTGAATTTGATATGGTATTCCCTAAAGATTGGTTTTCAAATAGAGAACTTATCGTAGGTGAGCAAAATGAATTATATCCAATTAGAATTAAATCTAATGGTAGATCTGAGGGTGTTAATACAGTATATACTTGTGAATTAATGACAGGTACTGCTACTGATTTCATTCCTTTTGAAGAAATTTCAGGTGGTCAATTATTCTCTAGAGAATTTGCTCCAGTTGAAAGAACAATGTCTGAAGGTGGTAGACAAATTAAACACAAGTCTCATATCACTATGAGAAATGCATTCTCTCAAATTAGAATTGAGAAAGCTACTCCAGGTAACTTATCAGGAAAGAAAATGGGAACATTTATCTTAGATGATAAAGGGAATAAGCATAGAATGTGGCAACAGTATGAGTCTTTCATGTTTGACATGGAGTTCAGACAAGATATTAGCAGATTGTTAATGTTTGGAACTTCTAACAGAACTGAGAATGGTGATTACATGCAAAAAGGTGAATCAGGATATTCTATCGTACAAGGTTCAGGATTAAGAGAGCAGTGTGAAGCTTCTAATACAACTTTATACACTACTTTTGATATCAACTCTTTATCTAAAAGACTTTTAGATTTATCTGAAGGTAAATTAGGATATGATGAAAGAAACTTTGTAGCTTCTACAGGTGAACGTGGTGCATTCCAATTTCATCAAGCTTTAGAGGATCATTCTCAATTATTTACTCCTTCAAGAGAAACTATGAGAATTGGTGCAGCATCTGCTGACTATGCTAACAAAGGTATGTCATATGGTGGACAGTTTGTTGAATATATTGGACCTAACATGACTAAGTTTAACTTATCAGTTGATTCTATTTATGACAACAGACATAGAAACAAAGTTGCTCATCCAGATGGTGGTGTTACTGAATCATACAGATATGATATCTATGATATAGGAACAACTAATGGTGAAGCAAACATTAGAAAAGTAAAACCTGCAGGTATGGATATTATCCATAAATACATTCCAGGTTTACGTAATCCTTTCTCTCCAGATGGTGAAATTGCACCAATGGGAACTGCTAAGGATGCATGGGAAGAGCATAAATTCTACTGTGGTGGAGTTATGGTAACTGACCCAACTAAAACTGCTCACTTTATCTATAACGGATAATCAAGCATAAACTAAAAAGGTAGCTCCTTCGGGAGTTACCCTTTTATATTTTTAATAATTAATTTTTGGAGAAATGGAAGAAGAAAACAAAAATGAAGCTGTAAACACAGTTGAAAGAACAGAAGTAAAAAAAGAATTTACACTACCTAATAAAAAAGTAACTGTTAGATTAGTAGACAGAGCAAGAGGTGTAGTGAAAGATAAAGATCATGTTATGTATAACATGTTACCAGGAACAGATTTTGAAGTCTGCCCTAAACACATTAAAGGGACATCTAATATAGATTGTCCTCTTAATAAAGAGGAAATAGAGTTCTTTGAAAGTAAAGTAAAGTCTGGGATGACATTTGAGGTAGGTGATTTATCTCCTTATGCTCCCAAGGCAAGTAATTTTTGGTATAGTAAAAGAGCTAAGATTCTTTTAACCAATAGAGACTTAGAATTAGATTTATCTAAAGCTATTGATTACTTAAAGTATAAAATACTATTAAGTAATACTAATATTGTAGCTCCTAGTGCAGCTGATGAATTTAAAAAGAAAAGTTATGTATTTGTTATTACATCTGATGATGAACAACAAAAGAAAACTATCTCTAAAGGTGATGAAAAGAAAAGAGCTTGGAAGATTGCTACTAGATTAGAAGATGACATAGAAGGAATGATTGATTACCTTAATGTAATTGGTAAAAGAGTATCAGAAAATTCTAAGAGATCTTTCTTAATATCAGAAATTGATAAACAAGTAGAAACTAATATTAAGGAGTTCTTGAGTACATTAGAAGATCCTCAGTATGAAACAAAAGTATTATTAACTAAATCATTACAAAATAAATCTGTAATTAGAGATGGACATAAATACTTTTTAGCTAGTGGTGATGAATTAGTTATGAGAGGTGATCTTAATAACTTATCAGGAGCACTTAACTTCTTAGAAGCTGATGAGAATCAAGATATAAGATTAATGTTAGAAGCTAAACTAATAAAAAATAAATAATAAATGAATGCTAATGAAATGTCATATGAGTTTGATGTCATCTACGATAAAGTAGCTAGTGCAGAAAGTCCAGGATATACAGATAAAGAAAAATCTATATTCTTGAGTAAAGCACAAGAAATACTTACTAAGAGATATCAACCTGCTGAGTTTACTGAACGTAGACGAAGAGACTTTGCTAATATAACAAAGACTGTTGACATTACTTCTGCTTCTACTACTCAAGATACAGGAAAGCCTAATGGAACAAGATATGACTTACCTACGGATTTTATGTATGCTGAATCAGAAGAAGCTACTATCACAAGTTCTAATAGTTGTTTTAATAACACTAGAATACCTGTGGATGTTAAAAGAGAAGCTGAGTATACAACTCAAATTAAAAACCCATTCAAAAAACCTATGGTAAATGGAGGAATCCATGACTGTGCTTGGAGAATGGATTACAATGATAATACAAATGGTATTAAAAGAGTAGATCTTATAACAGATGGAACTTTTAGTATTGGTACTTATCATTTAACATATGCTAAAAAACCTGTAGATATTGTTCCCTTTACTGGGGACAATACTACTACAGCTCAAGTAGATTGTGAATTAAATGATACCATTCATAGAGAGCTTGTAGAAGTAGCAGTAAGGATAGCTTCTGGAGTAACAACTCCTCAAGAGTATCAAATTAAATTAAACGAAGAAAAAATTAATAATTAAAGACAATGGCAAATATAGATGTAGCTAAAAAAAGAGCTAAAGACCTTATAAACATAAAAAACACTGATGATTCAATGCCTTTACATGGTATTCATTTAAAAGAATCTATAGTAAACCCGTTAACAGATGGAACTTCTGATAATATGAAAGTATCAGCTTTAAGTGCAGATACTATAAATGAAACTACTGCAGGTAATGGTGTAGTTGTGGATGGCGTGACTATAAAAGATGGTGCGGTAACAAGTACTGGAGTTAATTCTGCTGTAGGTGGAACAACTATCTCCACTAATGTAGTTGAATATACTACTGAAGTAACATTGTCTACTACAGAAATTGTAGGAACAAGTGCTGGTAGTTTAGGTCATGCAGGTGGGGCAATATTAGTTCCAGCGGCTGGAGCAGGAACAGCATTACAATTTGTAAATGCAGTATTAGTTTATGACTATGATACAGCAGCTTATACAGGAGGTGCAGGAGATAATTTAGTTGTAAATATAGGTTCTGGAGGAGCACAGGTTCCTGTTTCAGGAGCTATAGCAACTACTGATTTAATTACTAAAGCAGGAGACACTGTTATTAATCTTAGTTCATTAACTAATGATTATGTAATGGCAGTAAATTCTCCTATAAATATGACAGCTACTGAGGTAACTCAACCAGGTACTGCAGCAGGAGAAATTAGAGTTAATGTGACACATAGAGTTGTAACACTAGGCTTATAAAATAAGTAAACAAAGTAAATTATATATATTAATTAAAACAATAATAAAATGGCAAATTTTAGTCAAAATGATCATCAGATGATCTTAGTTGGAAAGGATGTAGCAATTACTGCTTCTCCGGGATCACCAAATGGATTAGCTGATGGGGAAATAAGATGTTTCACACCAGGTGGTACAGTAATAGCAGAAGGAACAATAGCTAACGATGAGTTCGTAGTAGTATTAGGTAGAGGTTCTAATGATACTCCATTGGTTTCTCCAAAAATTAAAAAAGACTGGGTAAAGAGAATCTCTAAAAAAGATTACACTGCACCTACAGCTCAATTAGATTATGTTGGTTATAATGGAACTAGCGGATCTATCGTAACAAATAACAATACAGTATATAGAGCAAGTATTGCTTTAGAAGAAAGTCCAACAACTAATCATGGTGGTGTATACATAAAAGATATGGTGTATTCATCTGATTCTTCTGCTACTCAAGCTGAGATAGCTATAGGTTTAGCTGGATCTGGTGTTGGTAACTTCAGCAGAGAATATGATAAATCTATATCATTCAAAGCAATTTGTAACTCAGCAGTTACAGCTGCTAATGATTTTGTTAATAACATAACTGTTGTTAATGGATCAAAAGTAGTTAGTGTTGCAACTGCTATTACA